ATGAGCCGGACTTCAAGAAAATGAGCAAGCAGGAACTGCTGGCCTTTGTGGAGGGCTACGTCAAGCAATACAAAGACCTGACTACCGTCCTCTACGAAAAGCGGCCCAGCCGTAACGATATGCACCCCACCATGAAGCCCGTCCCCCTGGTAGGGCGGTTGGTGAACAATTCCAGCAAGCCCGGCTGGCGTGTAGGCGACTTCTTCGCCGGCAGCGGATCCACGCTCATGGCCTGTGAGCAGCTGGGGCGCATCGCTTATCTCATGGAGCTGGACGAGCGCAACTGTGATGTAATCATCCGGCGCTGGGAGGAATTCACCGGGGAGAAAGCGGTGAGGCTATGAGCAAGCGCAGCCTGCCGCTGGATACTTTAGAATTTATTCTGGAAGGAGTTGAACTGATTGTGAGTGAAAACGGCAAGATCACTAGCGGGTCTATGTACCCGACCCGGATTATTGCCCAGCTTTTTGGTGTGACTGACCGGCACATCCAGCAGTTGTCCAAAGACGGTGTGCTCCCAGCCACAGAAACCCCCAATGGCCGGCAGTATGATCTGGTACCCACCATCCAGGCATATATTCGTTATCTAAGAGAGGCCGCTCACGGCAAAACGGGTTCCGAACAGGAACAAAAGCTAAAACAGCAGAAGCTGGAAGCGGACATCGCCCTCAAGGGCACCCAAAACGAACTGCACCGGCTGAAAATGGACATAGCGGCCGGCAAGTACATTTCTGTAGAGGAAGCCACCCTGGATTATGCCCGGTTTTTCGTGGCCTTTAAGAAGTTTGCCTTATCCATGCCCGGGCGGCTGGTCAGTCAGATCAGCGGCGCGGTGGATCCCACCGAGGCCCGACGCATCGAAAAAGAACTGCAGGCTGACGTGACCCAGCTGCTCCGGGCTTTCGTGGTAGCCGGCGTGTCGGATGGAGCTGACGTGAATTGACGAGAAGAAAGCCCCGCATCCGTAAGTACCCTGTGACAGAGTACCAGCGCAGGGCTCTGGAAAGCCTTATGCCCCCGGAGGACTTATCTGTATCCGAGTGGGCGGCAAAGTACCGGATGCTGGACAGCAAGACCAGTGCTCTCCCCGGCCCGTGGTCGAACGCTATGACCCCGTATCTGGTAGGAGTCATGGACACGCTGCTGGACTATGAAACAGAGGAAATTGTGCTGTGTAAGGCGTCCCAGCTGGGCGGCACCGAGGCCATCCTGAACATTCTCGGCTATATCATCCAGCAGGACCCTTCCCCCACGATGGTGGTGTATCCCTCGGATGTGCTGGCGGAGAGCATTGCAAAAAACCGCATTGTACCCATGATCATGGCATCTCCGGCTCTGCGGGAACGGTACCGGGAGATCGAGAGCAAGAAGCTGGAACTGCAGTTTGATGGGATGTACCTCAGTCTGGTGGGTTCCAACTCTCCCTCCAATCTGGCCAGCAAGGCCATCCGTTTTTTGTTTATGGATGAGGTAGACAAGTACCCCGGGGCCAGCAATAAGGAGGCAGACCCCATTTCACTGGCGAGAGAGCGTACTAAGACTTTCCAGAACCGCAAAATTTTTATCACCAGCACCCCCACCATCAGTACAGGTCATGTGTGGAAATCCCTGCAGGGCTGTGACGTGGAGAAACACTACTTCGTGCCCTGCCCCCACTGCGGAAAAATGATAGAGTTTAAGTGGCAGCAGTTAAAATTCCCCAATGAAGAAGGTATGACCTACACCGACCGCGCCGAGCTGGCCGTGTATGTGTGCCCGGAATGTGGCGGGGTTATCACAGACCAGCACAAGTCCCAAATGCTCCGGCTTGGAGAATGGCGCACGGTCAAACAGCGCGGCCCTTATCACCGCAAGGTGGGGTTTTGGATAAATACCTTCTACTCCCCATTCGTGCGGTTTTCCGAGATCGCCAAAGAGTATCTCATCAGCAGGCATGACCCGGAGGCCCATCAGAACTTCATCAACTCCTGGATGGCCGAACCTTGGGAGGATACTAACCTCAAGACTAGCGCCGATTTGGTGCTGGACCGCCAGACCCATCTGCCGGAACTGATCGTGCCCGGCTGGGCAAAGCTGCTCACCGGCGGCGTGGACGTGCAGAAAAACTGTGTGTACTGGACGATCCGCGCCTGGGGGAGCTGGCTCACCTCTCAGAATATCGCCCACGGGCAGGCGCTCAGTCTGGCCGATGTGGAGTATGTCATGAACCTGCAGTACCAGCGGGAGGACGGAGGCCCGCCGATGGTGGTAAACCTCTGCCTTGTGGACAGCGGCTTCGACACCGACACGGTGTATGACTTCTGCCTTGCTAACTCCGAGTGGGCGCTGCCCAGCAAGGGTGCCAACACCATCATGCACGATTACTACCGCATCACGCAGGTGGATAAACCCACCAGCCGCGCCCATGGTATGAGGCTGGTGCTGGTGAACACCGGGCAGTTTAAGGATCTGATTGCCGGGCGTATGCACAAGAAGAATACTGAAAAGGGCGGTTGGATGGTGTATAAGGACTGCGACCGGGAGTACGCCGAGCAGGTCACCGCCGAACATAAGGTGAACATCAAGAAAGGCAGACGCACTGTGCAGGAATGGGTACAAAAGCATTCCCACGGCGATAACCACTATCTGGACTGCGAGGTGTATGCGGCCGCGGCAGCGGAGGTACTGGGTGTGCGCAAGCTGTATCTGGAAGATATAGCGGAGCCTGCTCCTGCGCCAGCACCCACACCGGAGGAAGATTGGATAAAAGTGCATGATAACTGGATATAAGGAGGCAGCACAATGGAACTGAGCAAAGAGGTGTTTACCTATTTTGGGCTTGACATTGATACGATGACGTATCAAATTGGGCGCCGATATAAGGCGGTTGATTGGATAGTTGGTGACGCAAAGAAAGTAGGCGAGCTTATCAGCATAATGACTAATAGCATCACAAAAAAGAACCAGCGCATAGTGGCGCATTTTGATAAAAACTATCCGTATGCGTTGGTGCTGCGGGAGGAGTTAGGAAAGTCATGAATAATATCACGGACAACACATACCAGCCCCGTGAACTGTTGTCCCAGGTGGACACTGCTATCCAGAATATTCTGGTAGGCGGTCAGAGCTACAGGCTGGGCAGCCGCAGCTTGACCAGGGCAGATTTGGGACTGCTCCGGCAGATGCGCAATGAACTGGCGGCACAGGTGGCAGGAGAGGATGACAGCGGCCTTATGCCGGGGACGGTAGTCGCCTATTTCGAGGGACGGTGATTTCGTGAACATAATCGACAGAGTGGTGGGGTGGTTCAGCCCTCAGCGGGGCTATGCCCGGATGGCCTGGCGAGAGGAACTGCGGCATTATGACGCGGGGGATGGATCCCGGCTCAACGCCAACTGGCGGGCCGTCAATGCCAGCGCCGAGCAGACCGATCGCTACAGCCGGGATACCGTCCGGGCCAGGGCGCGGGACTTGGAACGCAATTCGGATATGCTCAACGGCGTGCTGGGCGCGTTTGGCCGCAACGTCATGGGCGGGGGCTTCACGCTGCAAGCCGACACCGAGGACACCGACCTAAACCAGCAAATCGAAACTCTCTGGCGGCAGTGGTGCAAAAAGCGCAATTGCGACGTTACCGCAACCCAGAGCCTGAGCCAAATGCTCCGCATGGCGGTGCGCCGCAAGAAGGTAGACGGCGGTATGCTGTTTGTCAAGCGGTACACTTCCGGTGGGATACTCCCTTTCAAGCTGCAGGCTATGGAAGTGGATGAACTGGACGGCAGCACTATCGCAGCCCACCAAAAGGGCAACCGGGTAGTGGGCGGCATTGAGTATACCCCCTATAACAAGCCTGTGGGGTACTGGTTTCGGCAATATGACCTGGACGGAATCATAGCCCCGGAGCCGGTGTATGTGGAGGCGAAGGACGTGATCTTCTACTTCAGCAAGCGCCGGCCCTCCCAGCTGCGGGAAATGAGCGATATGTCCCCCACCCTCACCCGCATCCGGGACGCTAACGAGTTCATGGTAGCGGAGGATACCAAGCAGCGCGTCCAGGCCAGCGTAGCCCTGGCTATTAAGAAAGCCAACCCGGATGGCCTGGGCCGAATGACTAAAGGCCCGGGCGGCGCAAAGACTTATGACCGCCGGATGTTCAGCCCGGGCATGGTGACGGAACTAAACGTAGGTGACAGCATAGAGCTGATAAACCCCCAGGGACAAGCTACCGACGCCACCACCTATATCAAGCTGCTCCAGCGGCTTATTTCCTCCGGCCAGGGGCTAAGCTATGAAGCTGTGGCCCGGGACATGAGCGGCAGCACCTACAGCTCCACCCGGCAGAATCTAATTGAGGACGGCCTGACCTACGCCGACGAGGTGGAGCTGCTGGTAGAGGTCATAGATGAGATATACGAGAGCTTCCTTATCTCGGCGGTGCTGGCCGACAAACTGCGGATGCCGGACTTCTGGGAGCGCAAGGACGCGTATTTCGCCCACCATTGGGTGAAGCCGCCCAAGCCTTGGATAGATCCATCCAAGGAGGCCACCGCTGTGAAAATCGCCTTGATGACGGGGCAAAAGACTTTCAAGCAGATAGCGGCAGAGAACGGCGCGGACTGGCGCGACCAAATAGACGATATCGCGGAAGTTTTAGAATATGCCCAGAACGAATATGGGCTGGATTTGAGCAGTATGATTTTCGGCCAGCAGGGCGGCGGGCCCGCGCCGGTAACGGGAGGGGGTGACAGCGATGAAAAAGAACCAGACAAATAATTTCCACCGGGATATGACTGTATCGGCCATCCGGGCAGAGGAAGGAGAGGGGCGCAGGGTGACCCTCTCCTTTTCCAGTGAGGAACCTTATAAGCGCATCTTTGGCCCGGAAATTCTCGACCACTCGGAGGGCGCGGCAGACCTTTCCCGGCTCAATGAGATCGGGTGCCTGCTGTATAACCATGACCGCAATAAGGTCATTGGCAAGGTCAACCGGGCTTGGATAGAGAATGGCCGGGGCAAGGCCGAAGTGGAATTTGACGAAGATGAGGAATCGGACACCATCTATAGGAAGGTGTGTTCCGGCTCCCTCAAGGGCGTGTCCGTTGGGTACATGATAGACTGGGAAGCCTCTGAAGAAGTCAAGGCCGGCAAAAAAAGTGAGGATGGCCGGTTTGAGGGCCCCTGCTGTATCATGCGGAAATGGCAGCCCTATGAGATCAGTATTGTCAGCATCCCCGCCGATTCCACGGTCGGCGTTGGCAGGGAACTGGAAACGGCCCCCGCTGCGGCTCCACTTTCTGTGTTTGAGCGGCAGTTGCAAATAAACAAAAATATTATTGTGAGGTAAGACGCAATCCGCTGGCGGATTGCGTCAGCGAGTTTTGCTGTGCAAAACATCGCGCAAAAAATATGAAAAGAGGTATAAGCATGAACAAAAAGCAGAAACGGGCGGCAAAGCTCCTGCGCCAGCAGGAACTGGTGAATGCCGCCAAGCAGGAAAAGCGCGAGCTGACCGCCGAGGAGCAGGCCGAGTTTGACGCCTCGCAGGGTGAAATTGAGGAACTTTCCCGGCAGATCGAGGCCGAGGAAAATGAGCCCTCTCCTGATAACACCCGCCAGATGGTAGACAGCGCCATCGCAGAGGAGCGCCAGCGCGTGTCCGGCATTACCGACCTGTGCCGTGGCTTGGGCATGGAGCCGGATAAATTCATACGGGAGGGCAAGACTCTGGACGAAACCCGTGTCGCTGTACTGGAGCATTTGAAGCAGCACGGCGTGCCGCTGGCTGGCCGTATTTCCATAGGCGAGAGCGGCGAGGATGAGTTTAGGCGTGACGTGGCAGACGGACTGGTGCTCAGGGGCGGTGTAAATCTGGAGAACCCCAGTGCGGGTGCGAGACAGTTTTCCCACATGAGTATGCGGGACATCGCCATCGAGTGTCTGGAAAGGGCCGGGGAGAGCGGCGCCAGGCGTATGAGTTCGGATGAGTTGTTCACGGAGATGCAGCGCCAGTATTATAACCCCACGGCGGCGTTCCCGACCATTCTGGACAACGCCATCGAAAAGGCGTATGTCACCGGGCACAAGCAGGTACCCGTCACTTTTGACAAGTGGACAAAGAAGGGTACTCTCAGCGATTTCAAGATTCATGACAACAACTATTTGGCCGGCCCCATCAGGGACTTCGAGGAAGTGCCGGAGGGAGGCGAACTGAAGCACGACCGCCCCGTGGACAAGAAGCTGCCTACCCGCAAGCTCAAAACTTACGGTAAGCAGTTCACCCTCACCCGGCAGGCGTTCATCAATGACGATATCGGGCTGGTGACCAGCATCCCCGCCCGCCACGCCGCGGCGGCAAGGCGCACCATCAACCGCCAGTGCTATGAGATTTTGATGAAGAACCCCAAAATCTACGATGACAAGGCATTGTTCAGCGCCGACCACAAGAACCTGCTCAAGACCGGCACCGGTATCACCAAAGAAGCCGTACAGGCTATGATCATGGCCATCTCCACCCAGAAAGACCAGTTCGACCAGGCCGTTACCATCCGCCCGGCTATGCTGGTACTGCCGGTAGGCATGGGCTTTGATTTGTTCACCCTGTTCAATTCCCCCACCATCCAGACCACGGACAACACCCAGGCGGTGAACCCTCTGTACCGTTACGGCCTGGAGCAGGTAGAGGATCCCGAAATCAACCGGCTGGCTGGCGAAGACGCGGCCCCTTGGTTCCTGCTGGGCGCCACCGAGGATACTGCCTTCATCGAGGTGGACTACCTCAACGGTCAGGAAGTGCCGACCATCCGCCGGATGGAAACCCCCGGCCAACTGGGCTTTGTGTGGGATGTGTATCTGGATTGGGGTATTAACGTCATGGATTACCGCGGCGCGGTGAAAAACCCTGGAGTTAAAATCGAGAACACGCTGCTGGCGTGAGGAAGGAGATAAATCATGGCAACTACAAAAGAGGCCGCAAAGGCCCCCGTAAAGGCCGAGTACATCCAGCGCGGCGAAACCCTGGACTACAAGAATTCCGGCACCGAGGTCATCCCCGCCGATACTGTGGTGGCGGTAGGTACCCGTATCGGTATCGCCGGGTGCGACATCAAACCCGGGGAGATTGGTTCCCTGCACATGGCAGGAGTGTTCCGCATCCCCAAGAGCGGTGAGGGGGCTATTGAGATGGGCACGGCGGTGAGTTTCGACGGCGCGGGTATCGCCACTGCCGCCGAGGGGAATGCGGCCATTGGCTACGCAGCCGCCCCGTCTGAGGCCGCCGACAAAGCCGTGCTGGTCAAGCTGCTGGGATGAAGCCGCTGAGCTTTAAGGAGGCCGTCTCAAATGATGTGCAGGGTGTATTCCTCGACACGGAGGAATTCGCCGACCTGCATACCATCAAGTACGGCGGCAAGGTGTATACGGATATCCCGGTCAGCCTTCAGGATATAGAAGAGACCGACCGGGAACAGCAAAAGGACGACCACCTTCCGGGAATTTTCCGGGCAAAGGCCGTCCTTTTCTGTGCCCTGTCCGATTTGGGCGGCACCCTGCCAGAGCATGGGACGAAGATAGAAATCAGCAGTCCCCGAAACAAGCGGTTCTTCCACAAATATGACATCGGCAGCGCCGGAGAGGAAATGGGCATGGTGCGGCTGGAGTTGGGGAGGTTTGCGCAATGAGCGTGGTGCAGGTGCAGCTTTTAGACCAGGGCCAGCTTGAACGGGCACAAAAACTTCTGGCAGGAATCCCTGACGGGGCAGAAAAAGCGGCAAAGTCGGCTATGACGCGGGCCGTCTCCACCCTGCGCACAAACAGTGCAAAGGCCATTCAAGAAAAGTATGATATCAGCGCTGCTAATATCCGGGCAAACGAGAACGTTACCATCCGTTATACCTATGAGAATGGCATTCAAGCCTTTGTACATTTTGCCGGGGAAAAAATTCCACTGTACCGCTTTAACGGGGCCAGCCCCGGCACGCCTACGCCGCTGAAAGACCGATGGGTAAAGGTTGATGGGAATTGGATGCACCCCGGCGCACCGGCCCATGGCCATGTGCTGAAAAGCACCTCCCCGGCTCTTTTTGAACATGCCTTTGTAGTGCGGCTGAAAAGCGGGCACACGGGCATTTTTGAGAGCATTTACTGGAGAATTGGCGACAAAGGGTATACCAGAGGGAAATTATTTGAAATCAAAGGCCCCAGCGTTCCAACGATGCTGGGCGGTAGAGATGTCGAGAAAAAATTAGCGGATCAGGCGGCAGATAAGTTCCAGGAGCGCTATCATCACGAAGTGATCCGCTTGTTAAACGGCTGGGGAGGTTGACCATGACAAAACAGGAATTGCTGGACGCCCTGTGCGATTTCACCCGGGACGCGGTCAAAGACCTGCTCCTCCCGGTGGAGATGCAGGAGGAAGATGAGAAACAGCCCGAATCCCGCCCCCCGGAGGTATACAAGATGGGCCTGCCGGATTTCAATCAAGCGGAGAAAAAGGCCCCGCTCATCATCCACCAGATACTCACAGGCAGCGATGTGTGGCCGCAGGGCGCGCCAGAGCCCGACAGCAAAGCGGTAGTGCGCACAGTCTTTGGGATTTACCACCCTGACAGCCAGGAGGGCCCGCTGGCCCTGTTAGGGCTGATTGAGCGCCTGCGCATTGCCCTGTGGAGAAAGCGGGTCATTGGGAGACAGTTCAAATTAGACATGAAAGCGGGAGCGGATTACTTGATTTATGACAAGCAAGCCCCGCCATTTTACACCGGGGAAATGATAACCACTTGGGATCTTCCCTCGGTAAAACTGGAGGTAAACTATGGCAAGCAAGGCTACTCAAACATCCAAGCAGGCGGCCAGGGCTGGGACTGGCCCCTGCAAAAGCAATAAAATCTATTGCTACATCGGGCCTAATATCCGGGGCCACATCCACAGCGGGGCCGTGTTCCGTGGGGAGCGGGACGACGTCCTAAAGCCTTACGCGGAGCTTATCGAGAAGCATCCGCTGGTAAAGGCCCTTATTATTTCCGGCGACGCCCTGCCGGTGGCGCGGCTCAAGGTAAAAGAACCGGGGACGGCCCACTACGCCAACTACCAGAAACTCAGCCGTGAGCTTCTGGACGAGGCCCGTGAAAAAGCGAAAAAGGAGGAGGCGATGAATAATGCCTAACTTGGGTGTTCATGTATACGAAAAAGCCACAGCGGTCAGCATCCCTGTGGTAGCTGACAGCGGCATCCCCTTTGTGGTTGGCACCGCGCCGGTACATATGGCCGCAAAGCCCGCGAAATCTAACTACCCCGTCCTGTGCACCAGCTGGGACGAGGCAGTAGAGAAGCTGGGCTTTTCCCATGACTGGAAGAAGTACACGCTGTGCGAAGCCATGTACAGCCATTTCCAACTGTATGGGTGCCAGCCCGTGATCTTCTGCAACGTGCTCGACCCGGCCGACACTGACATGAGAAAGCCTGCCGAAAGCAAAGCTTTTGACGTTTCCGAGCATCGTGTTTCTTTGCCCTTTGAGACGGTCCTGGCCGATATCAAGGTTACAAGCGGGGAAACAGAGCTCAAGGCAGATGAGGACTACACCCTGTTCTATGACGGGGATTCCCTTATCCTGGAGCTTCTGGAGGACAGTGCCGCCTATGGCGCTGCCAGCCTGACCGTAGAAGCCGCCCAGGTAGACCCCAGCGCTGTGACTACCGCCGACGTGGCAATGGCCGTGGCCCAAGCCGATGCGTGTATGACGGCTGTAGGGGTGATCCCCGACCTGCTGCTGGCTCCCGGCTACTCCCACGACCCGGTGGTAGCGGCGATTCTTGCCACGAAAGCGGCAGGCATCAACGGCTTGTTTGGCGCCAAGTGCCTCATTGACTGCGACAGCACCGCAGAGGGCGTGACGGAATACAGCCAGCTCACCGCCTACAAGAACAATCATAATTTTGTGGACGTGAACCAGATCGTCTGCTGGCCCCAGGTGAAGCTGGGCGATTACCAATTCCATTTGAGTACCCAGATGGCGGGGCTCATGGCTTCTGTAGACACTGCCAACGGCGGGTGCCCCTATGAGAGCGCCTCCAATAAGAACCTCAAGATGGACGCCTGCTGCCTCGAGGATGGCACCGAAGTCAATCTGACCTGGGAGCAGGTGAACCTTATCGCGGGCTCCTGGGGCGTGGTCACGGCTATCAACTTCATCGGCATGGGCTGGACGGCAAAAGGCAACTACACCGCCTGCTTCCCTGCTAATACGGACGTGAAAGACCATTTCATCCCCGTGTCCCGTATGTTCGACTGGGTGGGCAACACCTTCGTGCGCACCTTCTGGGCGAAGCTGGACAGGCCCATGACCCCACTCTTGGTGGATAACATTCTGGACACCTGCAACATCTGGCTCAACGGCCAGGTATCGGCAGGGCATCTGCTGGGAGCAAGGGCAGTGATGCTGGAAAGCGAGAATAACCCGCTCGACCTGATGGCGGGTATCATCCGCATCCATGTGTACATCACCCCGCCCATCCCCGCGCAGCAGATCGACTTCACGCTGGAATACGACACAGAGTATATTAAGGCCGCGTTTGCGGCTTGAGGAAGGAGGGAATATCTATGGAACAGTCCGCGGGAAGCATTCAGCTGAAGCTGTATGAGGACGGCATCAATTATTGCGGGGTGGCGAAAGTCAAATTGCCGGCTATTGCCTATGTGTGTACCACTCTTTCCGGCGCCGGTTTGATGGGCAATCTGGAAGTCCCGTATATCGGCATGATCGACAACATGACGATGGAGATCGACTGGGACAGCCCTACCGGCGACGCCGTCAAGCTGGCGACGCCCCGGAAGCACCAGCTCGACCTACGCGTTGCAGAGGAATATTGGGATACCAACGAAACCGATGTGGGCGTTTGGCCGGATAAATACGTTACGATCGTGCGGCCTAAGGGCTTTGACCCCGGCAGCGTTGCACCCATGACTGCGGCTGACTCGAAAGGGCAGTATGTGGTGTACTACTTTGCAGGCTACCGCAACGGCAGACAGCTGTGGGAGGTTGACAAGCGCAACCAGAAGTTCGTGGTGGACGGTGTGGACTACTGGGCCGATGTTCGCAAGGCTCTGGGAGAATAAGATAAACCAAAGGTTGGGGCAGCCGCGTGGCTGTCCCGGCCTGTTTTTATAAAGGAGGACATCATGTCAAAGGATCTCACTACTCAGGACGAAGTGAAGCAGGTAGAAGAACTGGAGGAGCAGGCCAAGGATCTGCCGGACGCATCCACTTATACCCACAAACTGAAAAAGCCTTTCACCTATGAAGGTAAGACTGTGGAACAACTCGATTTTGATTTTGGCTCTCTCACTGGCGAAGATACCATTGCCATCGAGAGTGAACTGAACCATCGGATGAAGAACCTTGTCCTTCCCCACCTGTCCTGGGAGTTTATGACCCTCATGGCTGTGCGGGCTTGCACGAGCCGGGATGGAAGCGGCCTGCGCGTGGTGGATGAGAAGCTTCTCAAAGCGCTGCCCATGCTGGAATATAACGCCATCATCAAAGCAGCCAGAAATTTTTTGATGTCATCGGGCTTGTAGATAACGCTGCAGGCCCGTGGCTCCGGGAACAATGCTTGATTTTGGCCCGGAACAACAATACCCCTGTCTCCTTCTGGCTGGAGCAGCCATTGGGGGAACTGGGACAGTGGATAAAGGCCAATAACCGGCTGGTAGAAAAAGACAATCAGCGTCAGGAAAAGAACAGCCCCGCCCGGGGCCGGAAACACAGGCGCAGGAGGTGAGGAAAGGTGCCCAGCGGCAAGCAATACGAAATGCTTTTTAAGCTCAACGCGCAGGCAAACTCCGGCTTTAAGGGTACTTTTTCCCAAGCTCAAGCCGAATTTGCCAAGTTAGGCAATGAGATTCATTCGTTAAATCGCGTACAGGCGGACATTTCCGCTTACCAAAAGCAATCCGCCGCGATTAGCAATACCCGGGCAAAGCTGGAAAACCTGACAAAACAGCACGCTCTTTTGAGCCAGCAGATTCAGAACACTACCGGCGACACTTCCGACCTGGAGCGTGAGCAGCTCAAGCTGGAGCAGAGCATGGCCGGAACCCAGATCACTCTGGAGAACCAGCAGGGCCGTTTGAACGCTACCACTCGGCGGCTCAATGAAGCGGGGGTAAGCACCAACGATCTGGCAGGCGAGAGTGCCCGTCTGAGAGGTGAGATCGAGCAGCTTTCCGAACAGCAGGAAAATGCCGCTCAGTCCGCAGAGGAATACGGGGAGAGCGCTGTCAGCGCCTTTGACGCCGCCGCAAGCGCTCTGGCCGCTGCGGGTATCGTGACGGGCCTGAAGCAAATCGGGGAAGCCTATGTAGGGTGTGTGCAGGCGTCGGGGCAGTTTGGCGAGGCTATGTCCAATGTCGAGGCCCTCTCCGGCGCCAATACCCAGCAAATGGCCCAGCTGGAAGCCCAAGCGCAAGAGTTAGGCGCTACCACGAAATTCACCGCCACAGAGAGCGCGGAAGCCATGGGTTACATGGGCATGGCGGGCTGGAACGCCCAGCAGATGCTCAGCGGTATGCCCGGTGTGCTTGATTTAGCCGCTGCATCGGGTGAAGAGCTGGGCGGCGTAGCGGATATCGTCACCGACGCCCTGACAGGCTTCAAGCTGACTGCCGCCGATACCGGGGAGTTTGTGGATGTGCTGGCAACCGCCGCCACGAAATCCAACACCAATGTGAACTTGCTGGGTGAATCCTTCAAGTACGTTGCGCCACTGTGCGGTACGTTACAGTATTCGGCAGAGGACGCGGCCATCGCCCTGGGCCTTATGGCTAACAGCGGCATCAAGGGAAGCCAGGCGGGCACAAGCCTCAAAACAGCTTTAGCGAACCTCTCTGCCCCCACCGAAAAACAGGCCGCTGAAATGGAACGTCTGGGCATTTCCATGACGGATTCTAACGGCCAGATGCTCCCCATGCTGGATTTGGTGGGGAATTTGCGCGGAGCTTTCTCTGGTATGAGCGAGGCCCAGCAGACCGCCTCCGCAAGTACGATTTTCGGCAAAGAAGCCATGAGCGGTATGCTGGCTATCATAAACGCCAGCGAAGCGGACTACCAGAGCCTGACCCAAAGCATCTACAATTCTGCCGGGGCTGCTGAGAGGATGGCCAACATCAAGCTGGACAATCTCAACGGCGACCTTACACTTTTGCAGTCCGCGGCAGACGGCCTGTCCCTCACAATCGGCGGTGTGTTCATGCCCCAGATACGGGGGCTTGTGCAGGCTGGTACGGGGGTTATAGGTTTCATCGACGCGCTGATCGAAGAACATCCCGTTCTTACAAAAGTGATCATGGGTACAGCGGGGGCGGTAGGTGCTGTGACAGCGGCTCTGGCAACATACAGCGCTGCTAAAAAGGCTCTGGCATGGCTAGACCTTGCCTCATTATTCACAACCCCTATAGGCCCTATATTGGGCGTCGCTGCCGGTATTGGCGCAGTGACAGCCGGCATTGTGGGGGCCATTGACGCAGCCAATGAGGGCATTCCCAAAGTGGACGAACTCACCCAGGCCGCGCAGGAAGCCGCTGGGGCAATGGAGGATATCTCCGCCGACTTCGACAGCACCCGTGTGAACATTGCCGCTACCGCCGACGTAGCAGGCGCCTACATCACCCGCTTAGACGAACTAGACGCAAAGACCTGCCTCACCAAAGCTGAAAACGAGGAATACCACAATATCCTCCAACTCCTGTGTGAGACAGTGCCTGACTTAGCTGCCAGTATTGACCTTGAGACAGATTCCATCGAGGGCGGTACCGAGGCCCTGCGCCGCCAGACAGAAGCCTGGCAAAAGAACGCGGAGGCCCAGGCGTACCAGGAAGCCTACCAGAATCTCATGTCCGAGTACAACGGCGTGATGGTGGAGGCGGCTGAAAATTCCCTGCGGCTGACTGAGGCCCAGATGAAGCTTGCGTCTCAGGAAAAGCGCCGTGAGGAAATCATGGCCCGCCAGAACCAGTTGGCGCAGGAGGCCGGATATAACTCCAATGCCCTGGCAGAAGAATACTACGACCTTGACCATGAGCTGGCACTGCTGAACGAGGACATCCGCACAAGTGAAAAGACGGTCCGGGCTTACCAGGAGGCGGTAGACGAAAGCAGCGCTGCTGCCGAGGAAGCAAAAGCGGCCACGGAAGGGTACGCGGAGGCCATGGGCGCACTGGCAAGCGGGGCACAGGAAGCAGGATCTGCTTCTGACAGCGTAAAGGATTCTGTGCTTGCCATGACGGACAGCCTGCGGAATGAGGCCCTCGCGGGCGTTGTAGACGCGGGCGCAAGCCTTGCCACAAGCACAGGGGTTCTCTCCCAGGCATATAGCGAGGCTTATACAGAGGCTTATGAGAGCATCTCCGGGCAGATGGGCCTTTTTGAAGCTATGTCCGTAGAGGTGCAAACTTCTGTAAGTGATATGATAGCGGCCCTTGAAAGCCAGGCCCAGTATATGGACAATTACGCGGCGAATCTGCAAGCCGCCGCCCAAATGGGCCTCTCGGATGGCCTTATAGCCCAGCTTTCAGACGGAAGCACAGAAAGCGCCGCGTATTTGCAGGAGATCGTTACCAACGGGCAGGGGCGCATCGAGGAATTAAATGCGGCGTTTGCCCAGGTAGAAGAAGGAAAGGAAGAATTTTCTTCTACCGTGGCTGAAATGCAGACCAATTTGCAAAGCACCATGAGCGAAGCTGTCCGAACGACGCAGAATGCCGTGCGCCAGATGGATATGTATGCGCAGGCGTCTATGTCTGCCCGTTCCACCATGCAGGGGTTTATTGACGGTGCTAATGGTATGTCGGCATCCGTGCAGGCGGCCTATCGCAATGTAGCCTATGGCGCTATGATGGCGATACAAGGCGCCATGAGCGTGGGGCTTAGCGTCAAGCGCGGTTACGCGTCCGGCACGGAAGACGCCGAGCCCGGCTTTGCAATGGTAGGCGAAAATGGCCCTGAGCTGCTGCTTTTCCGGGGCGGTGAGCAAGTCCTGAACGCCCGGGAAACCGCTGCCCTGCAAGCTCGCTCCGCTGCTGTGAGCGCCCTGCCTGTGTCGGCGGGCGGGCAGCCAGCGGTGATGCAGATTTACTTCCAGATCGAGGGCAACGCTACCCCGGAAACCGTTGCACAGCTTAGGGAATACGGGGGCGAATTCGCGGCTAATGTAATTCGGGTAATGGAAGATCACAACCGTGATATAGCAAGGAGGCAGCAGGGATGGCAAAGACATATATAACCGTACAGGGCGATATGTGGGACAGCATTGCTTACAAAACGCTGGGCAGCGTGAACTTTACAGACCGCCTGATGATGGCAAACCGCAAATGGCTGCATCTGTACACGTTCCCGGCGGGGATCGTATTAGAGATACCAGAAATCAAGGCAGTGAGCACAGCGGAGGGCCTGCCTCCATGGAAGCGGGGCAGTATATGAGCGAACAAATATTAGCCCGCCGTACCGGCATTGAGATTGCGGTGGACGGCGTGAACATAACCAAAAAGATACGTCCGTACCTTTTAGGGCTCAAATACACCGACTGCGAGGAAGGCGAAGCGGACGATTTGCAGCTGACCTTGCAGGACAGGGAGGGCATTTGGGCCGGTGGCTGGCTGGAAAGCATGATACAGGCTGCGGGCGGCGCAAAGGGGCTCAAGCTGAAAGCGGCGCTTGTGCAGCGCAACTGGAAGGGAAAAGGCGACCATTGGCTCATATGCGGCACCTTTGATTTGGACAGTGTGGAAATGTCCGGCCCTTCCGCAACTGTGATTTTAAGAGCGTCAGCCTTATCCTTTTCAGGCGCTGTCAGGCATACCAAAAAGACGCGCTCCTGGGAGCACTACAGCCTGTCGGGGATTGCTAAAGAGATTGCCAAAAACAACGGTATGAAGTGCGCCATTTATGCTGGCTCAGACCCCACCTACGACCGCACGGAACAGCGTGAACAGACGGATGTTGAGTTCCTGTCCAAGCTGTGCAAGGACGCAGCGCTAAATCTGAAGGTCACAGATAACACGCTGGTAATATTCGACCAGCGGGAATATGAGAAGCAGCGCCCCATCACTACTTTCTGTAAGGGGCGGGATTATCTGTCTTACCGGTTTTCCGCGGCCACAGCGGGCACCCAGTACGATTCCTGCCGGGTTAGCTACACGGATCCCGCTACGGGTAAGCTGATAGAGGGCATTGCCAAAGCGGAGGATTACGACGAAGAAGCCAAAGCCCACAAACGCCTTGAGATCACTTCCCGGACATCCAGCCCAGGGCAGGCAAAGACTCTGGCAGAAAATTATCTGCGTATGGTCAACAAATTTGCGAAAACCGCCAAATTTTCTTTGCCGGGCGATGCCGGTATGGTGGCGGGGGTGACGGTAATGGTAGAGGGCTGGGGCTCTTTTGACGGCAAATACGTGGTAAGCCGCGCGGTACACACGGTAGGCCCGGGTGGTTATACCACGGATATAGAGCTCCGCAAGGTGCTGTAGGAGGGAAACTATGGGCGATATCGATGTGGCTGGCCTCGTCCAGATCGGCACTGTGATGGACGTAAAAGCCGGGCAGCGGCGGGCAAGGGTGAAATTTTCGGAGGGGCAGTCTGGATGGCTGTACGTGCTCCAGCATACCGGGGCAGGCGTCACAGTGGAGAACGCGGACGGGCATATCCACAAGGCCCAAGTAGACGTATGGACGCCGAAAATCAATGACCGGGTGCTGGCACTGTACCTGCCCACGGATGGCGGGGACGGCTTCATTTTGGGGGTGATTTGATGGTAGTCGGCTGCTTGGGCGATATCATTTTCCAAGTTTCAGAAGAAGTAGTGGAGACGCTCAAGGATGTAGAATGGTCCGGTTCCGTGCGGTATGCCGTGCATGACAGGCACCTTCAGAACGCCCTGACAGAATTCACGGGCATAGACCCCGACAAGATAAAGTTTTCCATGACTCTCACGCGGGAACTGGGCGTGAATGTCATGAGCGAACTGGTGAAGATCTGGACGTATGAACGCAGCGGGGAGGCCGTCCCTTTGGTGATAGGGGAAAAGCCCTATGGCAAGTACCGCTGGAATATTGTGGAGCACAGCGCCAAATACCTCTACCACGATAAGGCGGGAAACCCTACCGTGGCCGAGGTATCATTGGAGCTGCAGGAATATTTGAGGAGTTGAGGCCATGAGCTATACCGTATCGGCCACGGATCTGGGGAAAATCCGGCTCAATGAACCGGAGGCGGTGAGC